GTAATTTCCTGATTTTTTGGGACACTTATTTCGGGATATATAGGGATATACAGGGATATTTCGGGATATTGATATTTCTTGTTTATGCAAATTTTGTATTTTATCTTATATTAAAACTGTCCCATTTTTTTGGAAAGATTTGTCCCATTTTTTGGTGGAAATTTTTTATCAGGAAGTTTTTCTAATTTGCAATTGTGTTGTATATCCTTGTTGTCCTATTGTATGTGTAGAGCTTTCTATAAAGTATTTGCCAGAAAAATGATCTCCCAAATTAAGTTTTATTGTTGCTCCTGCTACAAGCAAGGGGTTGCCTTCAACTGTTATGCTCCCTGATTGTTTAAATTTGTTTTTTTGTTTTAGCATTGATATGGCAAGTTTTTTTGCTTCTTCTGTGTTTTCTACTTTCTGGTTTACCTTTAGGATTTCTCCTATTTCAATGTTTGGATCTATGTATTCGTATTTGAAATCTTTGTTTTCTTTTGGGTCGTGATAGTAAACTATAGCTCCTTTGTAAATCTTTGCAGTATTATCGTCTAAATCACAGTCTATAAGGTCAGTTTCTTTAAATATTTCTATAGGCTCTTGGTTTTCAAGTTCTTCTTGCTGTATGAAGAATAGTTTATCTGGTGTTATTTTCTGAAAATATCCGTATTTTTTTGCAAGTTTTTCTATAAATTGACTATCTGTTTCGTTTTGCTGGAGTATGTTTTTTATCTGTAAATCTTTTGTTTGTTTCATTACTGGTGTCAGACTGTTTTCTGTGGCTATTTGTGAAACTATTTGAGATAGACTTGTGTTTTGAAAGGTTCTGCTTTTCTTTGTTGTTTTTATTGTTGATTTTTTAACAATTGATAATGCTTTTATTGTTGCTGTGTAGAGTTTTCTTTTAAGGTTATCTCTTTTGAATGTTCCGCAGTAAATATATTCTCCTGTTTTTAAATGCTTTATGTAAAGCTTTATCTCTAAATCTGGAGTTGGAAATGAAGCATTTGTAAATTCTTTATTGCTGTTATCTAAAACTATAGATAAGTCGTCAATGGCTGATACATTATCAGTGTATCTTATTTCTAAAATGTAAGGTCTTAAATCTTTTGTTATATCTTTTCCTTCAAAGTATAAAACAAAATCTGGTATTACTGGCGTTTCCATATTGGCAGTTTATCCTCTGTAAGTGTTTTTTCTTCTAATGTAGGGACTTTTATTCTTATGTTTGCTGGCAGTTTTTCGTAATTTCTGTATTCTGGGTTTTCTTTTAGTAAAACTGTCATTAGTTTTTCATCGCCGTAATATATTTTTGCTATCTCATCCCAGCATTGCCCGTAAGATGTGATGTGTATTTTATAATCCATAGCTAAGCCTCATTTTTTCTTCTAAAACTTTGTTTATAGCTTTTTCTGTTTCTTCTGCTGTTCTTATTGCAATAAGTTCTGCAGTTTTTCTATCCACATTGCTATTTATATTAATAGTTGGATTTATAGTTATTTTTATATCTGCTCTCTTATTAGTTGTATTAGTTGTAGGTGGTTTTATAGGCTTTGGTGCAATTATATTTGTTATTTGTTTTGTTAAAAAGCCTATAGGTGATATGTTTAACAACTCTTTTGCTTTTGTAAGAACTGTACTTATCTTTGAAATAAGCGGGTCTTCTTTTATTCCTTGAGCTATTGTTTGGATAAGTCTTATACCTGTAAGGTGTATATCTGATAGAGGTCCTTCTTTGGCAGGTGAAAAAGGTAGGAAGTTTCTTATTTTTTGTCCAAGTTCTTTCATGGTATTTCCTACTTTTGCAATTCCGCTTTTAATTCCACTTATGATGCTATCGACTATTTTCTGTCCTGCTTTAAACATTTCCATTGGAAGTTTTAGAAGATAAAGTGGAATTTTTATTATCAGCGATATTATTTTACCGATAGCCTGTCCGAATTTTATTCCCATATTTAGTGCAGAATTTCCTGTATCATCTACTGGTTTTATAAGGCTGTATATTGCTTTTGCAAGGTTTACTATTGGTGAAAACAAACTTAAAAGCGGTGCAAATGCTTTTACTGTTTCTTTTACAACTGGGATAATAGGTTCAAGTCCTTGTTTTATTCCTATAAATATTCCTTTGAAAAAGTTTGCTATTGGTTTCCAATACTTATAAATAAGAAGTGCTACAACTGCTAAAGCGGTTCCTATTAAAAATATTGGATTTGTAAGCATAGCAAGTGTTAAGGTTCTAAATCCTAAAGCTGCAGATTTTAAAGCATTTGCAAGTGTACCGAACATTGAAAGGGATAATCTTTTTAATCCTGCAAGTGTAAACAGGTTTGCTTTTGCCCAAGTGAAAGTATATAAAGACACTTTATGTATATTTGGTGGCATACTTTTTAAAGCATTTATAAAGTTTGTAAAATTCATACTTGCAAGCTGTTTTGCTGATGATACTGTGTCTAAAAATCTGTATTTTATTTTTAGAAGCTGGAAATCAAGCCAGTTTGTAAAACCTCCTCTTTGGTTAAAGATATTGTTTAAATCTTTCCACTTGTTTTTAGAAAAGACAACTACATCGGTTATTTTGTTTTTAACAAATACAAAAGGTGTCAAAATCTGTCCGTAAGTTGCAGTTATAAAAGATGCAGTTTTTAAGAAAAACGATAATGCAAGTGCTGAAGATGCTACAGCTGTTGCAAATACTCCAAGTCCACCCACTACATATCCTATCCATTTAGCCGCTTCTTGATGGTTGTTTATAAATTCTTGTAGTTTTATTACAAAATCTCCTATTTTGTTGGCTATATCCCCTATTACTGGTAAAAATAAGTTCCCAAATACTATTGCTGTATTTTTAAATGCGTTTTGTAAATCTTGTAGAGCATCTAATGCTCCTTGGTTCATTTTTTGAAATGCTTGCTGAGTTTCTCCTCCTACTGACTGGAACTGTTTAACTGATTTTTCAAATTCTTCCGGTTTCGCCATAAATAAATTTACGATTTTTCTTGCTTCCACACTTCCAAATATTGTTGCAAGATATTTAGCTTTTTCTGCTTCAGACAATCCAAGCTCATTCATTCTATCGTATATTTCTTTTAATGTTCCAAATAAACCTTTACTTTTCAATGTTTGCTGGTTTATTGTTAGTCCCAATCTTGCTATAACCTTTTCTGCCTGTCCGGTTGGAGCAACTAATGAGTCAACTACTGCTCTTAGAGATGTCATTGTCTGATTGGTATCAAGCCCTTGTGCTGTAGCTGCAGCTACAAATGCTGAAAATTCCTTAAATTTTATTCCTGCAGCTGCAATTGAAGATGCTACTCCACCGATATTTCTTGCAAGTTCTGGGAATGTAGTTCTACCTTTTGCAATTGTTTTAAATAGATAATCAGAAATTTGCGTTAATGTCATTCCATCTTTAGACCATGCCTTAGCAACTGTAATTAAGGTGTTGTTTGCCGTTGCTATGTCTGAAACTCCTCCAATTGCAGCTTTCCCTGCCTGTTCTATTACTTTTAGCGCCTGTTCTGGTGAAAATCCTGAAGATATAGCATCGTAAAACGCTTTTGTTACTACGCTTACATCTTCTCCAAGCTCTGTAGATATTGCAAGAAGTTTAGAACTGTAAAGTTTTTTAAATTGTTCAAAACTCATATTAGTTAATGTTGAAACTTCTGCAAGTTTTGCTTCAAACTCTGCAGCGGGAGATATTGCTTTTGAAAATGCTCCTGTTATTCCTATTCCTATAGTTCCTGCTTTTAAGGCTACATCGTCAAACTTTTCTGAAATGTCGTTTAGTTTTTCGCTAAAGTCCTTTATTTGTTTTGGATCAAAGGTGCTTTTTATTGTATTTTTTAATTTTTGAAAAATTGGTATACTCTGGTTTGCTGTATCTGATACTTTTTTTATACTTTGAGTGGTTTTATTTAACTGTGCTGTCTGATCTGCAGCTTTTGCTATTTTTTCAAACTCTTTTAGACTATCTGAAGATTTTGCAATATTCCTTAAAAAATTATCTGCAACTAAAGATAATCCTATAAACATTTCTAAATTTGCCATTTCCCCTTACCTGCAGTATATTTTTAATATGGGTGCTATAAAAGGAATTTTGGTTTTAGGATTATTTTTTCTGTTTACTCCTTTGTTTTTGTTTAGTATGGGAGTAGTTTTAGTTTTGCTGTGGTCCGCTATTAGTTTTATCTTGCCTTTTGTTATTCCTGCATTTATTTTTGGTCTCTTGATAGTTGTTTTCATCAGTTTAATCCTTGCACTGTTTGAAAATCGTAAAAATAAAAGGTTTAAGGAAACTTTCAAAACTTATAAATATAATAAGGTTCCTTCTCAAATCTATCTTTACAGATAATCTTTTTCTGAATTTTTTATCATTTTTTCTTCTTCTTTGGCATATTCAATTAAAAGATTTAAAAGAAATGAAAGCTGGGTGAGTGATGAAGTTTTTATATCTGAAAGAGAAATTCCATTTTTCAGCATCATCACTACCCAGCTTTTTTCTGCTCTTAAGATGTCATTTTTAAAAAAGCTGAGTATATCCTCATAAATTCAGGTAGTGGAAGTTTTTTAAGTTCTTCTGCTGGTAGTTTTTTTCCATCTATTTCAACAAGCATTTCCATAAGATTTGTTATTATGTTTGACATTGATGGGTTTTCTTGAGCCTGTGCTATTTCCATAGCTGTAAGCAGATCTTCTCCTATCCCTTCATATATTTTCACCTGTCTGCCGTCAGACAGATTGAATTCTTCTACTACTTTTCTTTCCATCTAAGCCCTCCGTTACATTCCAAGGTTTTTTCTTACATCGGATAGATAGTCTTTGCCGTCAATTTTGCATTTGAGATTTAAAACATCTATGTCATAAATTTCCTTTCCATCTATTTCAAGCTTGAAAGCTGATACGGCAAATTCTATTTCGCTGTCCATTGGTTTTCCTATGTCAACTTTTCCTGTTTTGTTTGAAAGCGGTAAAACATTCATTACTGCTTTGTATCCTATTGATTTGTAGCTGTTACTTGCCGGGTCATACTCTTGTAAGGATGCATAAACTTGTATTAGTTTGCTTTCTGGCTGGAATAGTTTTCCAAATTCTTTTGTTGTTGTGGTAAACTTCAGTTTTGCTTTCATTTCTTTGAAATGTCCTATTACTGGTATTTCAAGTTCTCCAGATATACCAAGACTTTTTACCTTTTCTGTCATGTATGAAACATCTGGCAAATCTACATCTGCTACTCCAACAAGTGTGTTTCCCTCCAGATAAACTTTTGCGTTTTGAAGGAAGTTTTTAATCTGTGCCATTATTTAGCCTCCTACTTAAATAAAGTCTGGAAATATGATGGGTCGTACTCAATTAAACCTACTATTTCTTTTGCCGGGGTTGGTGGTGTGAAATAGAGATTAAACCTGATTATTCCATCAAGTAGGTCTGTTAATGGGTTGCTATCTTCTATAAACTCTATTCTGCCGCCAAGTATATATTCACCAGCTGAAAGTCCATCAAGTCTTATCTGGTAACTTTGAAGAATTGTATCTATTAGTCTTCTTGTGATGTTGCTATCTACTTTCTGGTTTAGCGTGAGTATAAACTCGTTTGCAAGCCAGTTAAACATGTGTCTTATATTGTCAAATGTGTCTTTAGGGTCTGTTAAAGCAGGATAAGCAGATGTCCTTGTTCCCCAGAAAACCCAGCCGTTAGCATTATTGTAAAGTGGAACTACTCCTTGTCCAGCCAAATAATTAGCTTCGTCAAGCCCAAGATGTACGCTTGCATCGTTTATAGGTAGTGGTTTATTTGATACTGTTTGATTAGGGATATTTGAGTTTTCTGCATCAATTCTGGCTTTTTTACAAGCTGCCAAAGTAGATGGATTTACAAACTGCTCTCCAAGTAACCCTTTGCCATAAAATGTTTTTAAATGTGGATATTTCAGACCGTTATTAACAAGATAAGCTGGAGCATCTGTGTATAGATTTACATCTACATCTACATATCCCATTGCTTTGAAATGTCCGTTTACAAGTGTTGCTTTTGCATTGATTGCAGTTGCTACAGATGGGTCTGCAGAAAATTTTGGAGCAATTATTATACTTGGGAGTATTCTGAACCTTGGATATACTTCATCTACAAGTTCAAGTCCTGTCTTTCTGCCTGTTGTAGTATCAATTCCACCTATTACATCAGTAGAACTTACAACTGTTGGATCTGGGTTTCCGTTTGCATCTAAGTGAACTGCAGGGTTAAACACATTTACAAATATTACAGGTGCTATCTTTTCATACTTGAAGGCTATATCTGCGACTTCATCAAGCGTATATCTTGAATAGTCCCCGTTATGTCCAAAGGTATTTACATACTCGTCATAGGTAAAAATAAGCCTGGGTTCGTTTACCGGACCGGTTGAAGTAGTCCCCACTGCAAAGATTATTGTTCCTGTTCTTACTGGTGGAAGTATGCTTGTTGGAAGCTCTTCTACATAAACTCCTCTATTATATGTAGCCATTTTCTTTTACCTCTATTGGTTTTGTTTGTTTTTCACTTGTGAAACCGGGATAAACTGTTTTCTTAATTCTTCATCTTTTACATATGCTGGGATTTCCATAAAAACCTGCCCGGGTCTGAGGAAAAATCTTTCATTTACAACTGGTTCTCCAACATACATTAGCGGTTCTTTTTTGGATGGATTTTCCTTGTTTTCTTTAACTGCTTGGGTTTGCTCCTCTTGGACGGCTTCTTTTTGGGAAACTTCTTTGTTTTCTTTAACTGTTTGGGTATGTTCTTCTTTTTTAGGTTTTCTTGCCATTTTACAATCCTCCATACTGTTTTCTTATAGTTTAGAGTCAGGGAAATGGTTAAAGGGGTCTGATAGGGCTGGATAGGCTACTTGAAAACTGGTTCTATTATACAGGTGCAGTGTGGATGTGCTACCTTGCCAGGAATTTTATCTTTTGGGAAAACTCCTTTACCAAGACCAAAGTCAACATTGGCATATTCATCACAGATGTCTTTTATTTTATGGGCTGGTGTTAATTTCCATTTGTATCCAATTACAAACTCATTGTCCTTCCAGTTTTCTATTACCATTGTGTGGTAGATATTTGCTGTTTCAGTTCTGGCTATTCTCTTAAGGTTGTAAAGCTGTTTATCATACATGTACCACTTTGTAGCATCATCTACTGCTTCTTCACTCAAATTTTCCACTGCTTTTGTAAGATTTCTTAAAAGCTGTTGATGAGCTGTTTTTACTCCATAAGGGTTTTCTTTTCTTTGTTTTATATATTTTTCATATTGCTTTAGGATTTTATTAAATTTTTCTTTAGTAATTTCACCTTTTATCATTGCTTTTGCTGTGGTTCTTATTTTTTCTATAAGTTTAATTTCTTCTTTTGTAAGTTGTGTGAATTTTTTACCCTGGAGTTTTTCCATATGCTTTTGTATTTTATAAGCTGTTTCTGTAAAAGATTTTCCAAGAGCTATCTGCTTTTTTAAAACTTTGTAAAACTCTTTTTCTGCTTCTTTTTTGTTTTTCCAAATTCTTTCGGATAGTGTTAAACCATCGGGATATTTTGTATTCCAGATTTTTTCTTGTATTCTCTGGACTATATCAGGCTTTAAAGGTTGTTTTGATATTTTGACCTGAACGGTTAACCCATTTAAGAGAGTTCTTATAAACCTTTCGTTTTCATCTAATATGTTCCTGACCTGTTTTTTTACCTCATCTGTAATTTGATAATTTTGAGACTTTAAAATACTTAAAAATTGCATAAATACATTCTGGTAGTGATTTTCATAATCTAAAATGTTCTGATGCATTATCTGAAAAAGCATATCTCTTATTTCTTTCAATTTATTCCTCTAATGCTGGTGGTAGTTTTGGAGCCGATACTAAAAAGATAAATTCCATTGAGTAATAAGGTTCTCTGATGTTTAAATCGTGTATGGAGAATTTTTCTTCTTCTATCTGGAAGTGTTCAAATCTTTGATTGTCGTCTAAGACTTTTTCTATTTTTGAGAGAAAATTTAAAAGCTCATGAGTTCCTTCGGCTGGGTCGTTTGATTTTGAAACTATTCCAAAAGGCATTGATACTTTCATTATTTTCTTGTCTTCTGTTTCGTAAAATTCTACCGGAGTAAGAGCTATAAATGGATAGTCTTTTGTGTTTGGTGGTCTTTTTATCCCTATGAATGTTTTTACTTCAAGGGTTGTTTCAAGCTGTTTTTTGAGATAATCAAGTGCTAAATACCACATCTTAGCCTCTACCTATTTTAAATGTGCCAAATATTGATGTTGTTTCGTCTGTAATCCCGAGGATTTCTTTTGTAATTGAGTTTTCCATATCTTTTAGGAGTTTTTCATAATGTTTTAGTTTTATACCGTATTCGTTTTCGTTTCCTGTCGTTGTGTATTTTTTCAGAAATGCTCTGTAAATGGCATAAGTTTTTGCAAGATCCTTGAGGTGAATATTGCTTTGTAAATCTATGGTTATTGGTATTCTTTTTTGAAGTATTACTCTCTCCACATATCTGTTGGCTTCGTCTATCTCAGCTTGTTCTATCTGAACAAGTTCATCTACTGGTATGTCAGAAAGAGTTATAAATTCCATTAGATATCTCCTTTTTGTATTTTCTCAAGACCTCTTTTGAAGTATGCAACCATTGCATTGTTTGCAATTTCAGATCTTTCTTCAAAAGCTCCTATAAACCATCCTCTTGGCTCTATACCAGGGTGATTGACTTTTTTCCTGAATATATAACCTGTTCCTGATGGATTTGGGATTTTAAGGGCTTTTCTGTCTTTAGGTTTTATAACATAGCTTTTTGTTCCCTCTTCTAAAAATTTTCCGTATCTGGCAAAAACACCTATTTTGATGGTGTTTCCTTGAGGAATAGCCTGAATAGATTTAAATAATGTTCCTGTTCTGGGGGTAAATAAATTTTTGTTTCTTATGTCTATATGGGTTTGTTTTATATAACTTTTAGCCCATATTCCCAGAGAAGCTTGAGCTAATTGGGTAAGTTTTTTTGATATTTCCTCTAAATCAAAACCTTTTGAGTAATCTATTTTTATTTCCATAGCTATAAAAAAAGAAGGGCAAAAAGCCCCTGCTTCAGGTCAGTTGTGATTATCCAATCTTAACATTTCTGATAGCACCAACTGCGTAAGGATTCATGACAGTAAATCCGCAATACCATTTGAATCTATATCTGGCAGCGTCTTTATCTTGAGCTTCTCCAAGGTATTTATACTGTATGCCTGCATTATTACCTGCATACAGACCTGTGATTCCTTCGTTCTCATCAAGTACTCCAGCATAGATAGTGGAAAGGATATTACCGTTTGCATCAGTTGTAATAGGTATATTGTCGTTTTTGATAATAGGCACTCCATCATAGGTAAGCATAGCTTTACCAAAATTTGGAAGCTGAAGCATAGCTGAATCTGTTCCGCCTGCCTGTCTCAGAAGTTTTTTATATTCATTGTATGTTTTTGAATGCATAAATATTACGTCAGCACCCATTTTCATTAACGTGAGTAGTTCATCAAGCATTTCAAATGTTAAAGGTGTGGCTGCAGCATCAACTGTTCTCTGCAGTCCCTGTGTTTCTGCTCTTGCTATCTGTTTATCAAGTCCATTAAATGTGAGAGGGTTGGTAGTTTCATCACCTACAACAACGTTTTTCTTGTAAGTTCTTGCTATTGCCTTGATTTCTCCATAAAGCATTATATTTGCATCTGCCCCTTCAACTTCTGTTGAGAAGTTTGGAATGTCTATATCCTGAGCAATAACTTTTATTCCATCTTTAAACTGGACAAGAGTTGTTCCGGGAGATTGTGGAATTGTTCCATCTGGAGCTATAAAGTTTGCAGTTGGAATTGTGTCTTCCCATGTTACCTGTAGAGCTCCACCATTTACCTTTCTAAATGGCAAAACTTTAAACAAATCATCAGTATCAATTATTGTTTCTATAACTCCATCTACAATATCATCCTGAACGGTTTTTCTAAGTTCGTCTAATATAGGCATTTTTTAAACCTCCATTATTTTTTTAGTTGAAAGATTTTTGCGAGTTTTTCCTGTGGTGAAAGCTCTTTTTTAGGTTCTTTTACATTGGAGCTTCCGGAGCCTTCTTTGTCATCTGCTTTAAACCAGTGAGGTCTTTTTTCTTTAAGCTCCTTTATGAATTCTTCTGGTGATTTTTCTGCTATAAGAACTTTACCGTCTTCTGTAAGTTTTGCATTTTCTTTTGCAAGGATAAATATGTCCTCTGGTTCTATTGCATTGTATTTAGTTGCAAGCTTGATAATCTCACTCCTTACTTTTTCTGTTTTATACAGAGTTTCAAGATGGGTAAGTTTTTCCTCCAAGGATTTATTTTGCTCTTTTGCCTGCTTTGAGAGTTTTTCATATTCTTCTTTTACTTTTTTGACCTCTTCTAAAGAGTTAAAACCGAGTTCTTTTAGTTTTTTAGCTACGATTTCATCAGGGTTTATAGAAGAGTTTTCTTTTTGTTTATCTTCCTTCTTGTCCGTATTTCCTTCTCCTTCACCTTTAGAACCTTCTCCAGAGCCTTCTCCTTCTGGAGATCCTCCAGCAAAAACAGGCACCCATCTGCCTTCATAAAAAACCCATTTTCCATATTTTCTATTCACTGCCTTTTCCTCCAGTGTTTTTTTATAGTTTATGGTTTTAGATTTGAAGCTTAGGGTCTGATAGGGCTGGATAGGGAAATAAAAAAGCCCCCTATAATAGGGGGCAAGGGGGAGTTTAGGGGAGGGAATTAAAATGGAACCTCGTCATCAGATGTTTCCAAGGAGATATTCTCAACTATGTTTAATAGTTGTTCAAGTTCTTCAATTGTCAATTGTTTTGAGCTTTCTTTTCTGAATTTTTCAGATATGATTTGTTTTATCTCTTCACGGGATATATTCTTTTCTTCAGCCACTTCCAAGATAGAGTTTA